AAAGCAGCTCATCCGAAACCATAGGAGTAATAAATGTCAACGATAAAATCATCAGCAGAAAACCTAACGCTTAATGCAGATGGTGCTAACAATGATATTATATTTCAGAGTAATGGCTCGAATGTAGCGACACTAGACCAAGCTGGTTTATTAACAGCTACTAGCTTTGCTGGTTCGGGTGCTAGTCTTACTGGAATTGAAGGTGTACCTACTGGTGTTATTGCTATGTGGCACGGAGCTGCTGGTGCTATACCAAGTGGCTGGGTTATATGTGATGGTAATAACTCAACTCCAAACCTTACTGATAAATTTATTAAGTCAACTGGAACAGCTAATGCTACTGGTGGTTCAACAACTTCAGGTGCAACTACATTAACTACAGCTCAAATACCAAGTCACACACACGGATATGAAGCTGGAAATACAAATGCTCAATCTGGAACTTCTTGGGGTACTGGTTATTATGGAAGTTCGCATACAACAGGTGCAACTGGAGGCGGTGGTTCACATACTCACCCACAATCAGAGCCAGTTTATTTCTCTTTAATCTTTATTATGAAAACTTAGAAGCCTAATGTCTGACAGACTGCGTAACAATTTAATAGCGGTATTAATAGTTTTAGTTTTTCTTGTAGGTGTTGCTCATTCAGCTGACCCTATAGTAACAAACAGTACAGCTAACAGTACAGTAACAAGTAATTCAAATACTAAGTCTACAGTTAGAACTAATCCGCCTAGTGCAATTAGTCCTAGCATTAACGCAAGTGGTTCAGACTTATGTACAGTAGGCGTAGCTGGTGCAGTACAAACACAGATAATAGGTATAAGCACAGGTCAAGTTTACAATGATGAGAACTGTGTAAGATTAAAGAACGCTAAAGTATTATATGATATGGGTATGAAAGTAGCAGCAGTTGCTTTAATGTGCCAAAATAGAAATACATATGACGCAATGAAATTTGCAGGAACGCCTTGTCCTATTTTCTCATCTACTACAGGTGAAGGATTGATTGGACAAGAAGCTACAGCAGAATGGAGATTGAATCCTAAGAAGGTTCCAAAGAAACAACAAACAGCAAACATGGATAGAGGAGTATTTCTTGAGAAATTGGTTAGCGGTATTCTTGGCGTTATGCTTCTCGCAATTCTCTTGGTCTAACCCAGAGATAATTGAGCATCAGATAGCAGATGATGGTTGGGTTGAAGTGCCTCTTGACTTTACTTTTCCTTTTTATGGAAATAGTTATGTCACTAGTTTTATGTTTAGTAATGGTGTTGTGGGGTTTCTTGACCCTCTTGATGTTCCCGGTAGTGGTTATGTATATGATGGGTTGTGTTGTGATGGACCAGACCTTACTAGCTTTACAGGAGTAAGATTTAATTACACCATAATGCCTTGGTCAACAGATTTAATAGACACAGGATTAGGTAGATTTTATACACAAGGTGATTCAACATACCAAAAGTATATGTGGAAAGACTTGTCAGAGTACTATGATGTTAATACAAAGAACACATTTGACTTGACAATATTTCCAATGGGTAACATAGAAGTTAATTACGAAACTGTACACATAAAGAATCATGGAATAACAGTAGGTGTAGTTGGGGATTTAAGTGCTGGTGAATATGAACAATGGTTCTATAATGCACCTAATCAGAATGGAGCAGTATATTGGGATAGTCAACAAGCAGACCCAGTAGAAATAGCAGGAGGAGAGAGTATATGCAGTGTAGTTCCAGACAGTCACATAAGTTGTTTATATTATCCACAAGCATATGCTGATTCTGTGTACATACAACAATGTAATCTGGACCCTTTGTATGATTACGGATGTGATGGTTGGGACGATGCTTACATAGAAGAATATGTAGAGCCAGAAGAAGAAGAAGCTTGGTTAGTAGAAGAAGATTATGAAGTATTTGTACTTCCAGAACCAGAACCTTATATAGAGATTATGATTGAACCTATAGAAGATTATACAATTGTAATGACTGAGATTGAAATGCAACTACCAGAGATTGAAATGGTAGAGATGACTCAAGAAGAGTTTGAAGCAGAACTGGAAGCAGAATTAGAAGAATACTTTGAACCTCTACCAGAAATAGAGCCAGAACCTTTAGAAGAAACTATAGAGGAGCAGCTAGATGAGCCTATTGAGGAGGAGGAATCTGAAGAATCAACAGAAGAACAACCTGTTGAACCTACAGAGGAGCAGGAAGAGATTGAAGCCCCAGAAACCAAAGTAGTAGTAGAAACTAAAGTAGTAGAAAAAAAGAAAGCTAGTAAGAAAGACAAGATGCGTGAGATTATAACTAATAAACTAAAGAATCTTGCTATAGAAATGGGTGAAGCAGTTACTTTAGAAGAACAACAGAAGCTACAAGGACTGTTAATTGCTCTTTTAAACTTTAATTCTGGGTTTAATAGTTACAATTCTTCTTTAGTTGATGGTATTTTTTATGAAGATAAAGGTATTTATTTGGATAAAGACATACCAGACAACCAAAGAGGACTAAGAAATGGACTTGCTAATGAAATATTACATAACAAACTGGTAGATTTACAATGGCAGAAGTAGAATACGGTGGTATTAAGGTAGGTGGGAGTAAACTTTTACTAATAATACCACTTATTAGTATGATTGGTGGTGGTGCTTGGGCTGGATTTGAATTGTTTAATGAGTTTAGAGTTCTTAAAGCTACTGTTATGGAGTACCAACCACCTGATATTACTGGTATACAACAAAACATAGCTGTTATAGAAGAGACTTTAGTAAGTATAAGTGAATCAGTAGAGTTAGCTAAAGACTATACTAGGTCTATTAAGAATGATTTAAAAGATGACCTTGCTAGACAAGAGTCACTTATGGGTAGATTAGAAGATAAAGTTAATGAGTCTCAAGATAAAATAGATGAGACTATTGACAAAGCTGGTGAAAGATTTGATGCCAGAAGAGATGCTCTTTATTCTGATACGGATAGAAAGATTAAAGAGTTAGAAGATAGGCTTGGTGCTAAATTGCAAAGAGCCTTAGATAACCCACTAGCAAACTAAGGAGCTACTATGCCATACGGAACAGGAACTTACGGAAAGAAAAGAGGACGACCACCAGCAAAGAAAAAGAAGTCTAAGAAGAAGTAATGGCTGATTCTAGATTAAAGAAAGCAGGTGTCTCTGGGTTTAATAAACCTAAGAGAACACCTAGCCATAAAACTAAAAGTCATGTAGTAGTGGCTAAAACTGGTAGTCAAATTAAAACTATTAGATTTGGACAACAAGGAGTTACAGGAGATAGAACTACTACTCCTAGGTCTAAGTCATTTAAAGCTAGACATGGTAAAAACATAGCCAAAGGTAAGATGAGTGCAGCTTACTGGTCTAACAAAGTAAAGTGGTAAGGCATGCTGGATTATGAAGTTAGAGTATCAAGACTTGAAACCATATCTGACAAACAAGATATGCAAATAGCTAAGCTGTTTAGTAAGATTGATGATACTAATGGAGCTATACAGCAGATTAACAAGACTATGTTACAGATTAAATGGAGTGTATATGGCGCTCTAGGTTGGTATATAATTACACAGATAGGAATAATAGAGGCACTAAGTATAGTATGATAGGATTTATAACAAACATAGCACCTATAATGTTAGGATTTATAGGTAAGCTATTAGCACTTAAGAGTCAAGCAGCAGCAGAGAATCAAAAGCTGATGATACAGAACTTACAAGTACGTAATGATTCTATTAATCAAGCTAGAGATAGAGCAGATAAAGAAAGTCCAATGGCTGCTATGAATAGAAGAATTATTATCCTAGTTATATTAGCTTTGATAATCTTTACTCAAGTAGCTCCAGTGTGGTTTAATGTACCTACAGTAATACCTACNATTATAGAAGGCTTTAGTTTCTTAGGNTTTCAAATAACACCAGATGTAATAGATTATGTAACTATACAAGCAGGTTCGGTATTAAAGATGGACGAGATATTTGGATGGGCAACAATGATAATAGAGTTTTACTTTGGTGCGCAATTAGCTAAGGGGAAATAATGACATACAGAGAATTAATTAATGAAGTACTGATAAGACTAAGAGAAGAGACTATATCTTCAGATTGGAGTGGTGCTATAAATGATAGTACTACAGTTAGTGACTATCATAAAGTTATAGGTGCTTTAGTTAATGATGCTAAAAGAAGTATAGAATCTTACCATGATTGGATGACACTTAGAGAGACTGCTGATATAGCTACTGTAGATGGTACTAAGAATTATAGTTTAAGTTCTGGACAAGAGTTTAAAGTTATAGATGTTGTTAACAATGCTACAGGTAATCAACTAGTACAAGTAAGTAAAGCTTATCTTAATCGTACAAGATATCCTACTGACCCTACAGGTGAACCACATTACTATGGTTTTAATGGTGCTGATGCTTCTAACAATTTAAAAGTAGACTTATCTCCTATACCTACAGGAGTTCAGACTATCTCTTTTGATATTGTTAAGTATCAAGATGTTTTAACTAGTGCTTCGACAGTATTAAAAATACCATCTAAGCCAGTTATCTTAGGTGCTTTTGCTAGAGCTGTTTCAGAGAGAGGTGAAGATGGAGGAACACAATCATCGTTAGCTGCTCAAGAAGCAGGTGCTGCTATAAGTCAAGCAGTAATAATGGATAGTGGTAATGCTCAATATGAAACTGATTGGTATATGGGGAATCTACACTAATGGCTAAGCAGCTAGTATCCTCACCTTTAGAAAACTTAGGTATTAATGGATTAAATACACAGTATAATCCTGCGACTCTAGACCCGGCGTGGCTTACTTCTGCTGATAATATAATGATTAGAGAGTCAGGTAGAATATCATTTAGAAAAGGATTAAAGCAGAAAGTAGTACCTAGTGGTGTAGCTATTGGTTCTATGGTAGAACATAATGACCAAGGTACTAATAAGATATTTGCTAGTCATGGTACAAGTATATACACAGTAGACTTTGGTTCACCTAATGCTGCTTTTCCTAGTAGTGGTGCTGATGTTAAACATACAGTAGGTGGTACAACAGGTAATTGGCAGTTTGTAAACTTTAACAATAGATTACATTGTTTTCATACAGGTGTTATACCTCAAAGATATGATGGTTCTTTAGGTTCTGGTGCTAAATGGACAGCACATGCTACTGACCCAGCATCTATAACTACGCTATTTGACCCTAGTTGTGGTATGGGTTTCTATGGTAGATTATGGGTAGGCGGTGTTACAGAAGCTCCAGATGTAGTTTATTATTCAGTTTTACTAGATGGTGATGATTGGACTGGCACTGGTACTGGTTTTATAGATTTAAAAACTGTATGGGGTACTGATGAGATAGTACATATAGCTGCTTTCTTTGGTAAGCTAGTTATCTTTGGTAAAAACAATATAGCTATATACGATACTCCTGATGATGCAGCTAATATGTCATTAAATGAAGTTGTATCAGGTGTAGGTTTAGTAAATAGAGATACAGTACAGGCGATAGGAGATGACTTAGTTTTCTTATCTAGTACAGGATTACGTTCATTAAATCGTACAACAGAAAAAGACAAGTTACCTTTAATTGATTATAGTGTTAATATTAAAGATACTTTAATTAGAAATATAGGACAAAGCACTGAAGTTAAATCAGTCTACTTAGTAAATGAAGGTGTATATCTCTTAACATTTACTGCAACGAATATAACTTATGCTTTTGATTTTAAACAGTTCACTCCTAATGAAACTCCTAGAGTTACTACTTGGAGCTTTGATACTGATAGAGAGCCAGCTAGTATGATAGATACAAAACTGTATAGTGGTTTATTAGTAGGACAAAAAGATGGGAGTATTGCAGGTTATGAGGGATATTTTGATACGGATTTGGCTTGGGTGTCTTCCGCTGCTTCTTACACTTACGCTTCCTATACTGCTGATATATCTAGTATATGGATAAAGCTAGGAGAAGGTATAGCTGCAATATTAAAAAGGATGGTACTCGTCTTAGAAGGTGGTTCAGGAGCAGTAATGGGATTAAGATGGTTTAAAGATTTTAGTCCTTCTTCTTCTACTACAACTTATATTAACTTAAGACCTGTAACTACAGGTACAACTTCATTATGGGGTGCTGCTACTTCTTTATATGGTGCTTCTACTTCTACTTATGCACCTGTATATGGATTAAGAGAATATAAGACTCCTTTAAGTGGAAGTGCAAAACATGTCAAATTGAATCTAAGTATTGTAGCTAATGGTTACGATGCTTCAATTCAAGATTTATCAATTATATCTTTACAAGGGAAACTACGATGAGTGATTATACTTTAGCAGTAGGTTGGTCAGGCAAGGATGCTTTAGCAGACAGTGATGCTGCAAAAGTAATATCTGGTGCTGACTTTAATACTGAATTTACAACAGTACGAACAGCAGTTAATTCTAAAGCAGACATTAATGGTGATGCTTCAGAAAGTTTTGCAATAGATGATGCTACAATAGGAGGTTTAGCCACAATAGGAGAAACTTTAGCAGTAACAGGAAATACTACTTTATCAACACTTACAGTAAGCGGAATTCCTACTATACCTACTGCTGCAACAGCTACTAATACAACACAAGCAGCTAGTACAGCACATGTACATGCAGCAATTGATGCTGATGTAACAACACATGCTGCTCTTAGGTCAAGTCAAACTGTATTTGGACACGCTAAGATATGGACATCTGGTGGTGATTTGTACATAGCTACCGCATAACATGGCTGGAGATATTTACTTTAATGGTAGTGCCTTAACTGGACAACACGACACTTATCTTAATGGTGTTGCTATGGATAATGTTTATCTAGATGGTGTAAAGATATGGACAAGACATCCATACGCTATAGGTACAGAGATATTTACTTATAGTGTAGGTGCTGGCGGTAATACTGATAGTTTTATTAGTAGTACACACGCTACTTATCCATTAGCTTTTGCATCAACACCAGTTTATATAGAAGGAAGTGGTAGTTCTTTAGACAAACGAATTAGATTTGTTTTAGCAGATGGTTTTTATGTTTCATATTACAGTCAAGACCAACTTGGAACAGATTCAGATGGAACAGGTGCTAGTAATACAGGAGGCACTCATGTTTTATATGTAGGTGGTACTGTATCTGGGTTGGCTAATGGTTTTAGTATTAGTTCTTCTGGTAATGGCGGTACTACATTTAAAGTAACTTATTCAGGACAATAATATGCCAACAGCAGAACAAATAGCACATTACTACGAAGGACTTTGTATAACAGTTGACAGTATTAATGCTGGAAAAACAGCCGAAATGGGTGATAGAGAATGGGAAATTCATAGCACAAGTAACATAGCGTGGTTAAGAACGATAGTTGATGCTGATTTCTGGACAGATGAAGATATGACAGCAGTACATTTAATAATAGATTAGGAGAAAAAGATGGCAGGTGTATTTGAATTAATCGCAGGCGCAATAGGCTCAGCTATACAGGCTAAGGGAGCTAAGAAAGCAGCAGCAGAAAACCAAGCAGGACAACAAGCAGCAGCTGATTATGCCTATGACAAGTCGCAGCCTTGGGATGTCACTGGTTCCTTAGGTGGTGCTTCCTTTGATAAAGATGGTAGTATAATAGGCTTAGGTTTATCTGAAGACTTTGCTAAACAACAGAAAGGATTCCTTGATTCAGCAGATAAGAATAGAGGATACCTTAATCAGTATGAAGGTACTGCTGATGAAGCTGCTCAAAGATATTATGACCGGCAGATGGAGATACGTGGACCTGAACAAGAAGCAGAAAGAGAAGCTTTAGATGCTCAGCTACAAGCTAGAGGTATGTTAGGTTCTACTGGTGGTATAGGTCAGGCAGCAGGCTTATCAGAGTCACAAGGTTTAGTAAATATGCAAGGTAGGATGTCTGCTGAGGATAGAGTACAGGGATTAATAGATACTTATAGAGCTAGAATATCAGGAGACGTTCAAGGTGCTGGTGAATTAGGTAAAATGCCTTTAGCTTATGCTCAGTTAGGTGTAGATACAGGCGGTATGCTTTCAGGAGCTGCTCAATTAGGCTCTAAGTATTTATCTGGAGCTGCTCTGACTAGTGCTAATGCTACAGGCGGTAGATATGCTGGCTGGGGTAATCAACTAAAGAACTTTAGATTTGACAAAGGTAATCCTTATGGTGACAGCGGTAGTAGAACAGCAAAAGGTAGGGTAGTAAACAACTTAGAAAACTCTGGAGCTATTTTAGCTCCCGGTGGGTTACACTTTTAGGAGATAGAAGATGGGAATGTTTGATGTAAATATGCAAGATGTAGTAACTAGTCCTCAACCTTATGGTTACACTAGTCTCCCTATGCAATTAGCTTACGCAGGTGCAGGTGGTATGATGAAAGCAGCAGGTAATGCGTTAGGTTTTCAAGATGAAGAAGACTTAATGCAAGAAATATATGACAATGCTGACTTTACCACACAAGAAGGTAAACAGAAAGCTGTTAATGAGATGTTAAGAATTAACCCAGAGAAAGGTAAAGAGTTACAAGAGATGTTAACTGCTCAATCTGTAGGTGAAGCACAGTTAGCTACTGCTAAATTAGCTACAGAAACTGCTGGATTACAGAATGTAATGATTAAACATGGTACTAGATTAAATAGTGAGTTTGCTATGACACCTGCTGATGGTGGACAGAAGCTTACTATAATGAAATTCTTAGAGCTTAATAACATTGATTATGGAGATGCTCAGCCAGCTACTTTAACACAAGCTATGAGATATATATATGACTCTTATGGTACTAACAGAAAAGCAGAAGCTGGTAAAGTTCTTGCTTCTTTAAAAGAAGAGTTGACAATGGCTAGGAGTCTATGGGTACAGAAAGGAGCTTTAGCTATTTTATCTGGTGATGTTGCACCTGATACTTATTCAATGGAAGAAACTTTTGATGCTTCTTTATTAGCAGGTGATGCAAAATGGGAAGAGTTCTTACTTAATAAGAAAACTAAGCATGAGGAAGAAGCTAGGCAACGTAGTTTTAGTACGCTAAGCAATATGAATCTTTCAGCAGCAGGCTAATGATTTCAATAGAGCAGCAAGAGAAGCAGATTGAGGCTGAGATGGCTCTCTTTAAATCTCGCTATGGAAAAGGCGAGGATAAAGGATTCTCTTGGAATCCTTTAGGATATTCTTCTTTTGGTTCTTGGTTTACTTCTGCTAACTCTGGTCTTTGGTTATCTAAAGCTGCTGATATGGCTACAGTTACTAAAGGTGGGAAGCAAGAAGACCCATTCTTAGAGAAATGGTATATAGAAAGAGGTTGGGTAGAGTTTGGAGCTAATCAAGTAGATGAGGAACTAGAGTTATATAGACAACTAGGAGAAACTAGAGACTTTACTAAAGCTGAATACGATACTATAAAGGAACTACAGAGAAGAAAAGACACACTTACTAACGACTTACATTATGTTTACAATAATGAAGGTGGTGACTTTGATGCTGTTATAGATGAGAAGGGACAAAGTTTAAATGAAAGATGGGGTATAGACCCTAGTGAAAATGCTGGAGTTATGGATTTCTTAAAGATGTTAAAAGATAATCCTACTTATACATTAGGATTGTTCACATCTGAGATGATAAAAGATTTACCGCTTAGTGTATTAGCTTACGTAGGACTTACGTCTAAAACAGTTGGTGGTGTTAGTGCTTTAAACACAGCAGTTAGAACTCTTAATAAAATAGAACCTAAGATAATGAGAGGTATAGCTAAGATGAGTACAGGAGTAGGTGTAAGTGCGCTTGCTGGTGCTGGTTATGAAGCAGCTTATACTTATGGAACTCAAGGTGACGTTAAAGGTGAGAGAGTAAAGACAGGAGCTACGTTTGGAGCAACCTTTGGTATACTAGCAGGCTTAGGACTCTTAAGAAGTAAAGGTGGTTTAACTACAGCAGAAACTAAAGCAGCAGCTAAGACACCAGAAAAACCTATAGTTGATGAAGTAGAGCTTGAAGCGATTGCGGATAAAGTAATACCTGTAGCTAATAGAAAAAAGATACTTACTCCAGCAGAAGATTTAGCTGCGAACCCTAATCAAATATTCCCTGAACTAGCAGCAGCTTCATTACGTAGACATAACAATGGTTCTATAGTAATTGATAAAGATATTAATGCTCCTAAAGATTATGTAGTAGTAGACTTAAATACACCTGAAGGTAAAGCTTATGCTCTACAAATGGGTTGGACAGGTAAAGGTAGAAACAATACTCTAGATGGTTTCACTGGTGTGAAAACTATAATTGATGATAATGTTGCTGGTGGTATGCCTCATATTGTAATTGATAGGAACAGAACACGTACTACATTTAATAGACTTAAGAATAACTTTAGTAGACATATAGGTAAAGATGGTAGACTTAGAAACGTATCTGTAAATGAGTATGTATTTCTAAAAAGTGAAGGAAGTTTTAATTCTTTTCTATTCGCTAGAGAAAAAGCGGAGATTAAACTAAATCAAACAGATGCGACATTAGCAGCCGAAGGTAAAACTCCAACTGGTTATTTAGATGCTGATGGTAGAGAGGTTGAGATAAACCAACTAGCTGCTGAAGAACTTAGAAGAGCTTATGATGATGTTAATACAAAAGAATTTAAGAACAGAAGTGATGAAGATTTAGATAACATGGAAGTAGAGGTTCCAGATTTAGAACCTATAGCACCTGTAGGTGTAGTAGGTAAAAGTCTAGATTACTTGGAAGCAAATCCACTAGCAGCAGCAGGAGCAGCAGTAGGTACAGGAGCAGTAATGATAGCTACTTCTGGTGAAGATACTCCTACAAGTGATAAAGTAATTAATACCGCAGCAGCTATGTTAGCTGTAGGATTAGGAGCTAAAGCTAGAGCGTTTACTAAAGGTGCGCCACTTAATAGAATAACAGCTAATATTAAAGCACAGATTGCTAGAGGTTTAGAAGTAGATGCTGCTGTAGCAAAAGCTTGGGAAGCTAATGTACAAGGTGTTACAGATAGGTTAGATGCTCAGATAAATAAAATAGTAGAAGAGCTACAGATACCTAGAGAAACTGTAGGACTTGCGTTTACAAGTTTCTTAGAAGGTGGTATGATTAAACGTAATCAATATATACAAGGTAGAAATGTAAAGATTGATGATGAGTTAGTTGCTGTAGCTAAGAAGTATAGAGAGATATTAGATGAGATAGGTGATTCAGCAGTTAAATCAAAGCTGATAAAATCTATAGGAACCTTTAACAAACTTAAGTTTGGAGGGAGAAGCGAAGCTGGTTCAGGAGCTTTCTTATCTAACTACATACCTCATATCTTTAGAAGTACAGGAGATTTACCTGATGAAGTAATGCTAAGAATACTAGGTAAGATAGATAGCATGCAAACTAGAGATAGAACTATACAAGGCACTCTAGCAGAAATCAAAAGAATGATAGATGAAGAGGAGTTTGCAGACATAGATGGATTTGGTAGGTATGTTTCAAAAACTACAGGTAAGCCTTGGAAGATTGGAAGCTATGGTTTCCTAGAGACAGACCCTGTTAAACTATTAAGTATATATACTCAAGGAATGACAAGAGCTATTATAGGTAGGAATACTGTTAATAGTATGAGGAAGTTAGACATGGCTGCTAATGGTAAGAAACCTAAAGGCTATGATGACTGGGATGGTAACAGTAAAGATTTAGAGTTTCAAGCTTATGCTAGTAGAAAAGTTATGCCTGCTGTAACTACACAAGCAGAGTTTGAAGTGATGCGTGATAGTGGTAGGTATACTAAACAAGAACTAGCACACTATAAATCTTTTAATCATCCTGCTTTAAATGGTTACATGGCACATAACAATGTAAAGAATATCTTAGATGACTTCTTTGTAGTAGCAGGAAAAGAAGGATTAGGTGCTATACCTGAAGGACTTTTAAAAGTAAGTAATGGACTTAAACGTGTGTTTGTATTTGGTTCTTTGTTCCACTCGCAAGCATTACTTATGTCTGCTGTGTATGCTTTAGGTCCTATAGGAGCTATAAAAGGAACATTACCTAAATTTATGGGTGGTGCTAGAGGTAAAACTGGTAGTGTTGAATGGTTAAAACTACAGCTAGGTACTCAAGACTTTTATAATCTAGCATCACAAGCTATTAAAGATGGACTACAAGTTGTTAACATTAGAAAACAAGAACTAGTAAACCCCGGTAAACCTGACATAGACCCATTGCTAGACTTGTTAGGTCCAAGTGGTAGAATAGCTAGGAAAGGTTTTGATGCTATAGATACACTGACATGGGAATATCTACACGATAGATTTAAGTTAGCTACTTATCTAAGACATAAAGAAAGAGCTATGAAAAGAGGAATGTCTGAAAAAGATGCCGGTAGACGAGCAGCTACATTTGCTAATGATGCCTTTGGTTCTTTAGACTTTAATGACTTCTCAGCTAGCCTATTTGAACACGCAGCTAAAAATCCTGATAGATGGACAGGTAGAATGGCTGATACTATGGCTCAAGGTTTACCTGCTAATAAACGTAGATGGTTAAACTTGTTTCTATTTGCACCTGACTGGACTATATCTAATATAAGAATTATAGGTAAGACATTTACAGGAGCAGCACCAGCTAGTAAGATTTTCTATCAAAAGATGTTAGAAGGTAAGAATTGGAATGACCCTAAGGCTCAAGAGATATTAGCTGCTTGGCAGATGTATGCTGGGTATACAGCTAGAGCAGGTATGTATACTTCAGCATTATGGTGGGGTATAACTAGTATTTTTTCTGATGAAGAACCTACAGTAGAGGGACTATGGAACTTTTGGTTTGGAGAGAATAGTGGTAAGTTAGACTTAGGTGATGGTACAAGTGTGGTTATATCTAAACAGATAGCAGAGCCTATACACTTCCTTCAGCACTTCCAGCATACTTTAAGTAATAAAGGAGCTGTTATACCTAAAACAATGTTAGAAGCTTTTTATAATAAACAATGGTTCTCACTTAAACAAGGTTTGCCATTAGGTCCTAGGATAGTAGATGAAGATGGAACAAGTCATGTAGGTAAATGGCTACTAGGTAAAGTAGTTCCTATATCTGTTAAGCCTATACTACAAGCAATGACTACAGATGATTGGGATTTACCTGAAGGTTTCTTAAGAGCTGGACAAGGTTTCTTAGGCTTCCCTAGATATGGTAAGAAAGATGGATACGACAACTAATTTAAAACAGGAGTAAGATATGTACACTTATTGGAATGGCAATGAATATACAGGAGCAGTTCAATTTGATAGAGATGGAAACCCTCTTGATGCTGCTGGTCAGCCACTTGAATACACAGAGATAGCGACTACTGGTTTAGAACCGGGAAATGAGAGTGGTGTGGCGCAAGTAGAAGCAGCAGCTCAATGGCAAGGTGAAGAACAAAGTTGGCATAATGTATTGTTAGGTCTTGATAAATCAGACTTACAACCTAATCTAAGAGATGAAGGTACTGGCTTCTTTAAAACAATGCGGATAGCATTTTCCAACTTAGGTACTGATTTCGTTGTTGAAACAGACCATATAGTACAGGCAGCAGAATCTCCTATAGATACAGGTGAAGCTATTTTAAAAACTGTAGCTGGTTATCTCCAGAAAGCTTTACCTTCTGATTGGGATAAATATCTTCCTGATAATTGGCAAGATAACAAAATGTATGCTGATGCTATTAATGCGCACTTCGCAGATAAGTATGGTGATGGTGGAAACATAGATAAAGAAAAGCTTTTAGATTCTATCGCTGAACAGCCTGTGAGTGTTATGTTAGATTTCTATGCAATTAAAGCTATAGCAACAGCAGTCGCTAATAAAGCAGCACAAACAGCTAAAGTTACTAATAAGAGTACAGACATTGCAATAGCAGATGAGTTAGCTACGTATGATAGAGCAGTTATTGATAAGGGTGGTTTAGTTTGGCATGAGGGTATGGGAGCTTACGTAGACAGTTCAATGATACCTAGACTAGGAACATCAATGAATAAGATAGACCAAGTACACCCACCTCTAGCTGCAAATGCAGATGGTATGTTATTAGGTAATCGTCAATATTCAAATAACGCAAAGATTGGTGAGCCTATTTCGTATGAATATCCTATAATGAATAGAGCGCAAAGAGAAGCTTATGATGCTAGGATTGCAGCTAGGGAAAATGCTAGAAATACTTATGTACCTGAGACTGAAGTAACACCTGCTGCTATTGCAGACATTTCTAAAGTTGATGGACCTGAAGTAACACCTGCTGCTATTTTAGATGATGCTATGATTGATGGACCTCCTTCTACTACAGTTCCTTCTACTACAGGTATAGACTTATCAGGTACAAGAGGAATTGATGGTTCTTTAAAGGTTGCTGATGATGCAGCAGCAGTACCTCTTGCTTCAGCTGAGTCTGTAATACAAGCTAAGAAAAGTGCAAGAGCAATAGAAGAAAAGTGGATGGATATTGAAGACTTAACTGCTAAAGAAGTTTTTTATCAGAATGAAGTTATACCTGCTAAAGCAGCAGCAATAGATGCAGAGATTGCAGCTATGGCTCCTGATGCAGTTAGAGCAATTAGAGATGCAAACATAAGAAAAATAGCTATTGAACAAGAGATAAGATATTCAGAAGCTGCTGGTTTGTATAACGAGACCTTAAGTACTTCAGACTTAGCAGCACAAGCTAGATTATTTCCTCTAATAGATGATGTACAAGCAGCTAACATGATAAGGAACGGAGCTAGTGAAGCCTTGGTAGTTGATAATGCAAGAATAGCTGCTGCTCTTCAAGAAGCTTTAGCAGCTCGTAATGCTAGTGCTGTACCTGATGTTCCTGTAGGTACATCTAACGCAGCTACTAAAGCTAATAATGCTAAGCTAGATAGAGATAGAGCAGCTATGGCAGATGCTATAAGGAACGATAGTTCTCCCGGAGCTGAACAATTTAGACAACAAGCTTTAGATGAAGCTTCTGAGTTTCGTGATTTATATAGAATTAAAGATGACTTAGTAGTAGGTACATCTAACGCAGCTACTAAAGCTAATAATGCTAAGCTAGCTAGAGATGAAGCACTTATGGCAACTAGACAAGATGTTCCTGTTACTCCAGCTGCTACTACAGGTATAGACTTAGCAGGTACAAGAGGAATTGATGGTTCTTTAAAAGTAGCTACTCAAGCTGATGTAGTAGGTAAATCTAATGCAGCTACTAGAGCTAATCAGGGTAAATTAGATAGAGATAAGAAACGTATGGCAGATGATGAAATCATGGCTACTGCTACTCAAGCTGATTTGTTTAAAAATGGTACAGCTGCTCAGTATGAAATGTATCAAGCCTCTAGAATAGCTAATGACTTAGCTAAAGTTACACCGGCTGTACCATCTATAGTAGGTAAACGAATGATGGCTCCAACTGAGAGGACTAAGCTAGCTAAGTACGCAGACGTAGAGAGAAGGACAGCACCTAGCGTACCTAAAACAAATAAAACAAATAACAAAGCTGTAACATCACCTTCTCTACTTAGAGCTACTTCACTAGGTCTTCAGAGACTTAATGCAGCTAGCCAGAGTATGCCAGAATATCCTACTGCTCCTGACTTATCACTACGTGACCAACAAGAAGGTTCAGGGGAATTAAGAATAGAACCATTTGTTCCAATAGTACCAGAGCGTATTGATGTAGAACAATCTGTAAGTGAAAGACCGGGATGGAAACTCCCACACCAATTTGAAGGTAGTACTCGTGAAGGTAATTACTGGAGTGCTGACTTTGAAGATGAACATTGGAATACACCAGCTGGTATTAAAGAAGCTATAGGTGTTTGGGGTAGACCAGTAGGCAATCGTAGAATTGTAAACCCACGCTAATGGGACAGTTTGCTAAAGGAATGTTGCAGGGAGTTAAAGAGTTAGGCTTCCCTGTTAAAAGACAGAACATGAAAGTGGACTGGAAGAGTAACGCAGGTAGATTGTTTAGTAAGATTGGTATACCTGCTGGTGTTTTAGCTGGTACTTATAGCGCAGTCACTGGTAAGTTTAAAGATGACGAAAAAGAAGTAGAAGCATGGAAGTCAGGATGGCAGACTAAGCTAGGACATGATGGTCCACCCAGACAAGACGATGATATATACCAACATGATGATGGTGAACAAGAGTTCGAGCTAGACTATAGAGAATACTTTGATACTAAACCTTTCGCGGAGCGTTGGTAAAAGGTGACATAGGTGGATGAGGTGGCAATCTCTTTTCTTCTTCACTCATTCGTTCCACCCTATACACCCAGTCGCATCTACTGGTTGACATATTAGTTTACCTTGTATATCTTTCTGTTCCAGCATCTTGTTATCGAACTGGCTACACCCTGTTATAGTTAATATAACTATTAGTACTGTTAAAGCTTGCATACTCCATCCTCGCAATCATCATCGCTTGTTGTTATAATATATTCATCTGACCTACCTGCTGTAGTAGCAATAGGTAGTCTCCCTAAATTGGCACATGTATATTGATGAAGCAAGTTTGCATCATCTCGTAGTTCACATCTCTTGGCATATATATTGTAGGCATCTTCAAACTTTAAACTTAATACTTTTGCTCTCTTTGCATAATCTTCTGCTAATCTTCTTATCACTTCTTGCCTACCTGTCTGTGTCATCTACATCTCCAATTAATTCAACAACTACATAGTTGTCTTCCATATCATCATCACCAAAACTTGAGGTGAATCCTCTTACATAGTCATAACTATCATCTTCTATTACACCTCCCTCTACGAGAGCATCCATAAGGAACTTATGTATAGGAAACGTGTAGTTATCTATGTCTTTCTTTCTCTTTCCTTTAAAGAATAGTATGTACTTAGGTGTCATACTCTTAAACTTAGGGAGTATGCTTACCCAGTCTGCTACTACTTCATGGTAATCACGCTTAACCTTGTTCAAACTAAGGTAGTGCATGTTTCTATATATGTTCATACTAAATAGATTAGTACGCTTCTTATCTCCTCTGCCTTTACTATAACTTGGCAGCTTTAATACAGCCTTGTATACCATATCCTCCCCTTACTATTAACTACAGCTAAAGTACGCTGTAACCCCCTCTCATGCTCCTGTAAAAGGGGTTCTCGTGTAAAGAACCCCAGACTTATTCTAACCTAGCCAGCCTAATACTAAAGCTACGATTACGATACCTAAAAACACTGTAAGTGATTTGTTAGCCAGTATCTCTTCAATCATTTCTTTCATATATACTCCTTATTTGTTATCAAAGTAGTTATATACTTCAGGTACTTTCGGGTAATTAACTACATCAACTAAGAACCTAGGTCCAGTTGAGTAGGCAAACACCTTCATGTTAGGGAAGCAATGTTTCTTATACACACAATAACTACATTCCATAGCAAGTTTCGTATTGCCTGATTTACCATCAGCGACTAACTCATAGCATTGCTCTGGTCTTTCATCACTAGCGACAACTTCTTTTAGATGTTCTATTCTTTCTTCTATCGGTTCATCGTATTCAAAGTTCTCGAAGTGAGTACATAGGTGTCCGTTGGTTTTATCTATCACTAACCAACCACCTTCTTTTACATTCAAAGATGCAGCATAACCACGTAGCTGGTCGATATAACCAAACGGGTCATCCCATCTTAAGCCTCCTTCTTTGAACTTCTTGAATCCAAAAGGCGCAGCTGTTTTAACATCAATTAGTTTACCATCAATTACACAATCCATGCTACCTTTTATTCCAGAAACTTCTGCTTTTGCTTGTTGATGTGTCACCTCATGTCCAGATAATTTAACAAGAGCAAGCACTAACTCTTCTGTTGCGTGTCCATATAGAAACTTCATCAAGGTATTAGGTGTCATCTTTTCTTTAGACATACCTTTGTCTACATACCAAAGGAACCTATCCTTCCTGCCTATGTTAGACATGCGTAAGGTACGCTTATCTTCATGTACCTTGAGTACATTATCTCTAAGTATAGCTTTCATTGACTCACCGAACTCATCGATGATAGCCTCAGTGTTTACACCTTCAGCTGCTTTACTTGATGCGAGTACTTCATACACATCTTCTATTAAAGTATCTATCTTCTTCATTTCATATCCTCCATTGGAATGTCCATTTGTGTTTCTATTAGTTTATCTAGATACCATCTAGCTTTTCTTAAGTCTTGTATCCCGGACTTATCTTTGTATCTAGTTACGTACTTGATTATGTTACCCTCTATAAACGACATCTCATTACTTGTGATGTAGTCTGTTACTTCTACGCTACCCTTTTGATAGTAGCTTGGTGAAATATTATTACTCATTAGTGTGTCTCCCTCCATGTGTCACCTACTTTATAGTCACCATCCAAAGGACAGTTCAGTTTAAAATCTTTACCTGCTCTCTTTATACAACTGACAGCTAAGTCACCAAAGAATTGTGCTTGGCTCTCATCTACTTCAGCTTGTATCTCATCATGTATCTGTCCTACTAGCTTATACTTTATCTTGTATACCTGAGTAAAATGGTCAAGTAATACCATGGCTCTCTTCATTACAATTGCACCTGCACTTTGTAGTAATGTATTAAGCGCAGCATGTGGACTACGTATGTGTAGTACTCTACCATCTAATCCTACAAGTGACCCACTATTAGAATCCTTAACAACTCTAGTTCGTAGTTTCTTAAGAGCCGGTGTATTTTTAAGGAATTCCTCCTTAAGTCGTTTACCATCCCTAGCTGTTCCTCCGACAACGCTCCCGATTTTACCATCACCTGCTCCGTATAGGAACGCATAGATAAATGTCTTTGCTTTATCTCTAGTGTCAAGATTTGCAGCTCGTTGATTTGCTGTGTGTATGTCTCCATTGATAACCTCGTTAGTGTAATCCTCATCATCCATGTAGTGAGCAAGCATCCTAAGTTCTAAGCCTGAAGCATCCATACCTACTAACTTGTATCCTTCTTCTACTGTGAATAACTCTCTACATTCTTCACCATAAGGTGAGCTGCTTGCTGGTACTTGTGCTAGGTTAGGCTTTGAGTGTGTCATCCTGCCTGTCACAGCACCACACGTATTTACATAGCCATGTATCCTATCGTTATTATCGATGGCATCTATCCATGCACCTACTAAACCCAGTCTCTTCTGTATCATTAGGTACTTAGCTATGAGTTTACCTTCAGGTAACTCTATGTTCTCTAGTACAGTCTCTGATATTATTACTGTACCTAATTCTGTATACTCTTTAGGTGTCCATCCAAAGTGTTGTAGGTATCTAGCTATCTGTTGTCTACTACCTAAGTTAAACTCTGGGTAGATGTAGTGTCCCCATTCTTTCTTACTGAAGTCTTTCCATTGCGCACCCTTACTCATCTGTGCTATGAATCGTTTAGATAAAGTGCCATCTTTATTCTGACACTTAGCACCCGGATGATTAAGTTCTACCCATACAGGTAGTGGTTTAAATACTTTACGTACTTCATCTTCAGCCATAAACATCTCTTCTTTAAGCGCAGCAAGTAAGTGACTAGCTTTACGTATGTTAAACTTCCAGCCATTGACTGTCTGTTGATGAGTTATCTTAGCTATCTTATGCTCCATCTCTAGTGCTACACTTGACATAGACTTAGAGTTAAGAAGCTTGTACAATTTAGCAGTAACTTCTACATCTTGTTTACAGTACTCACCCATCTCTTGTGTGTAGTGTGTCCAGTCATCATACTCACCCTTAGGGTAGTTCAATCTTGTACCCCACGCAGCTAAGGAATGTCCTCCTTCTCTACTTGGGTTGTCCAGTCTACTCATCACTAGGGTATCTTCAACATCACCCCACCAATCGAATCCTAAGAGCTTCTTAAGTACTGGTAAGTCATAGCCAATTACGTTGTGTCCTACTAGAACTTCAGCATCTATCTCTACTAACCAAGCAGGGAAGTACTTGACTGTATCAGGTGTCCAGAACTCAGACACATCCTGTCCAATTACCTTGGCTGCAATACAGAATATCTCTGTTGGGTCTAAGCCATTAGCTTCTATATCAAATGCTATCTTCATGCTTCTTCCTCCTCTTCCTTAGTTTGTCAACTCTTTTCTTTAACTCTCTAAGTAATTTCCTACGATGATACCTAGCTGACATTGGTTCATTTCCTCTGACAGGCGCACGTGCTGATAGCTTCATGATAGTAACTCCTCTAAATCTACGACTACTTCTGTTAGTCTACCTGTGTCGTTGTCATAATGTATATGTCCAGTCTCTCCAGTGTCACCTGTGTACCTGTTCTTTAGCACCCTTAGTTTGGTTACGTTCCTCATCCAGTCATCCTCGTGTTGCTGGTTTCTCTCTAGTGCTATCACTATGTTGGACAGCTGCGCTATGCCTTGGCTTCCACGTAAGTGTGTAAGCGATATCTCTCCACCTTCTTCGTGGGTAACACCTTGCTGTCTGCTTAGATGAGAGATAACAAACAAACCTATGTTGGTTTCTACTACTACTTCTCTAAGCTGTGTCATTAGTTGGTCTATACTTCTACGTTCATCTACCTTGGTATCACCTGACATCACAAGATTAAGGTGGTCTAGGATTATCCATCTAATGTTCTGTGCTTTAGCCATGAGTCTTATACGACTGACTATCTTTTCTACTGATAGTTCTTTACCTTCATACAATGACAATGCTTCTTCACCATCTTCTCGTTTGAATAGCTTATCAAAGGCTGCGGTAGCTTCATGCTCTGGATAGTTCTGTCTGATTTCATCTAGGTGATAGGGAACCGACAGTTCTATACCTACTAAACCGTCGATAGTACGCTCCGTGGTTTCCTCTAGATGTATGATACCTACCTTATCTGTAGTAGTAGTAAGTAGGTGATGTTCTAACTCTCTGATAAGAGATGACTTACCCATACCTGTACCTGATGTGATAGTAACTAACTCACCTAGTCTAAAGCCTTTAGTCTTTTGATTAAGACACACCCAAGGATAAGGTATTGATTGTACATGCGGTCTACTTATCCAGCTATCTTTTACTTCTGTTGCACCTACTATATCACTAGGCATATAAGTCTTGGCTCGCCACCAACAGTTCTCTAAGTCTTTAACTAATCCTGCTTGTAGCATATCACTTACATCTTTGTATCCATCTGGGTAAGACATTATCTTTATCTTATCTGGACTGAATATCTCTAGTGCTTTATCAATAGCATCTTTACCTGCTTCATCATTATCAAAAGCAAGTACTATCTTATCAAAGGAATCAACAAACTCGAATGAATCTTTGAGTGACTTGACTACACTCTGCGCACCATTGCGTAAACTAACTGTCGCCCACTTACCATTGAACACTTCAGCTAGTGACATACAATCTATCTCACCCTCAGTGATAGTTAGGTACTTACCTCCAGCATCCCATAGACATTCACCAAACAAACCTACATCTTTAAAGCTGCCAGTTATATGAAAGTTTTTAGTAGCTACATCTCTTGTCTTCCAAGCTGTAATCCTACATGACTTATCTGTGAATGGGTAGTGGTGTTTGATTACCTGACCGTTAGTGCCATACTCTACCTTGACTTTGTACTTGGTAGCTATGTCTTTGGATATCTTCCTGTCGGTTATGGCTGCGTGTACACCTTCGACTGCTGCTTCTGTGTTCTTCTTGAACCTTGGCTTGTAGCTTGTTGGTGTTGAGTTGTTGTCTGCAAATGTATGATAGTCACAAGCATAGCAATGTGTCTGTCCATCTGCGTATACATGTAGGTTGTCACCTTTGGTATCGTTGCCTAGTTCTCTACATTTAGGACAAGCTTCTTTATGTTCTTTCATATCCTCCTCCAAGGTTATAGTTTTATTAGTGGTTACTTAGGGTAACCAATCCCACATACTTATGAGGAGGAGGGAGGCTAGGCATGTGAGCTAGCTACCTTCTCCTTATATCTTATACCGGGTTGTCTTCAAAGAACTGGTCGTCAGCTTCTTTCTGTCCCTCGTATCCTTCACCTACTTGTA